GACATGCACGGAGGTGTTGAACGTGGGGTACATGAGCGTGGATTCGGTGGTGAACTCACCCTCCGCACGCATGCGCACCTCTTCCACGCCCAGCGCCGACCAACGCTCAATGTTCTTCTTCTTCTCCTCCTGGTCGATGTGCGCGTTATCCAGGAAGCGGAACGTGAACTTCTTGATGAGCGGCTTCTCGTTGCCAAGCTCCGCCTCCTTGTCGGCGCGCTCAGACAGCCCCAGCAGGGCGTCGTTCTTGGAGTGCGGCATGGCAGACCAGATAAAACGCCCCTTGCGGTCGGCCAAGCGAGCCTGCATTTCCCCGACCCACCGCTCGTTGTTGATGTCCTCGTCGATATGAACGAGGTCCGCCTGGAAGCCCTGCGGCGGGTCGCCTTCCGACGAAAAGCAGTAGATCGTCCACCCGTTCGTCAGCTCGGCCTTATTGAGGTAGCCAGCGTTCTTCAGCACCCAGGACATGTCCTTGACGAATCGCGGCGGGATCAGCGGCGGCGCCGGTTTGGCAAACTGCGGGTCGTCCCTGGTCGGATCAAAGGCTCGCCACTCGCCAGTCACCGAATCGCGGATGATCTTGAACGCCCCGGCGCGAAAAAGCATCGGAACGATTACTAGGCCCACATGCGGCCAATTTCGGCCGACCACAACTAGGTTGCCGTTCTCTTTTGGGTACTTGTTGTATGGGTCTTGGCCCGTTGCAGCGCGAGCGTCTTCAACGAACGTGGACAGGCTTTTGCCGCTGTTGTGATTTGGCAGGCCGTCGATGATGTAGTTGCGCGTCTCTGGAACCTCAAAGTCCCACACATCTCCTTGCCCCAAGTACCTGTAGGCGGTAATATACAAATGTTCATTGCCACCCACTGGAGCATCGAATGGGATTGCACAACAAGATCGACTGGCCGGTTGAGCAAATGCGGCGCTGGTACGAGGTGGAGCGAAAAACAGTGGCCGAGATAGGGGCACTGCTGGGCCGCAATGCCAAGGTGGTGAACAAGGCGTGCAAGCGCTTTGGGTTTCAGATGCGCCGGCGAGGACCAAAGAACGGCCCAGAGCATCCTGGCTGGAAGGGCGGTCGCCATCCCGACAAGGCGGGCTACATACTGCTGCACAAGCCAGATCATCCTGACGCCAATTCTGAGGGTTATGTCCGCGAGCATCGGCTTGTTGCAGAGCAGATGCTTGGTCGGCGTCTTCTTCCCACGGAAGTTGTGCATCACAAGAACGATGTGCCCGACGACAACAGGCCCGAAAACCTTCAGGTGTTTGACACCAACGCCGACCATCTTCGGGAGACTCTGGCTGGAAAGTGCCCGAAGTGGTCGCCTGAAGGTCGGCTACGCATTCTGGAAGCAACGCGCCGCGGAGGTCGGTCCACTTGCCGGAAGCGTCAAGAATCAAGTGATCCAGAGTGCAGCGCAACTCGCCGCCATTGCTCAAGACAAACGCATACAGGGGCTGGCGGTCTTTGATGAAGGGCTTGAGGGCCTGCGCCCGCACCCGTCGCCCGCCAAGGAGCGACTCCACCCAGAACTGGCCTCCGATCTCGCCCACGGTCCAGCAGCGCCTTGCCACGGGGTCCCAGACTTTCTGGTCGCCAGCCAGGCAGCGATTGCCTCCGATCACCAGGCGCTCTGACGCCATGCACTTGTGAAACTCTTCCTGGTGCGGCATGGGCCGATAGAGCTTCAGCGACTCCAGCTTCCGCTCGGCCAGCTCGGCACGCACCTCCCGCATGTGCTGGAGAGCGTGCTGACTGACGAACTCGCCGGTCGGCTCAGGAATCGGCGGTGCTGGAATCGTCGGATGCTTGCGCATTCTGCTGCTTCATGGTCTGCGGATGCCACTCGCCACAGTTCCAGGTGGTGAACACCAACGGGAACCGATAGCCGGCTGTGTACTTCCAATCACCCTTGTTCAGTTCGCCCATCTGGGGCGGGAACCGGCGGCACTCCCCCCGATCCTTCGCCTTCTCGTCCAAGACAAACCACCGGCACTTGTGGCACCTCACCCTTCACCTCCAATGCACCTGACTTCGCCATAGCCAGCGCGGTGGCGAGAACGTCCCGCCTGTACTCCGCTTCCAGCTCTTCCTCGGTCATCAGCTCAAGCGGCTTCTTCGATCCGCCCATTGCCGTGTTGTTCGTCGCCAGCCGGACGATGGAGTCCAACTGCTTGGTGCGGAAGGCACCGCCGGCAGGGGCGTCATAGAACTGCTTAATGAACGCCCGCCCGAATCCCTCCACACCGCCGAAGTACCGCATCAGTACTTCCAGCAGCTCTGACGAGTGGGGGATGTTCGCCCCGCCTATGCGAGCGGAGGCGATGAAGAGGTCGACCGCACCCTTCTCAATCTCGGAGAGCTTCTTCGCCCTGACTTTGTCCCGGCCGCGTTTGTCCGACTTGTTTCGACACTTCCGGCACTTGGCGTGCCACCCGTCCTTACTCCGATGCCAGTGTTCGCGGTCCAGCGGATAGCTGGTCCCGCATTGGGTGCATTTACGGCTCTCTGACACGCACTAACGGCTTGGGCGGGGTGTACTTCCAGTTCAGATCGACCAGCTTGACGGACGGGTCGAAGTTCGATTGCGCGTACTGGGTCAGCTTCTCGCTGATGTCCTTGGCAGCGACGATCACGGGCTTGCCAACGCACTTGGGCTTCCAGTGCCCAGCCCAGGCGTCCCAGTTACAGAAGACGGGGTTGTAGCCAAGCGTGCGCGCGCCAGCGAGCGACAGGTCGCGCGTCATCGTCACATCCTCCGTGGAGGACTTGCTGGCCGCGTACTTGTCACTCCACTCATAATAAAACCAAGGCTTGCTGTTGGCGTCCTTTGGCTCGGTAATAGCAAAGGCGCGCATGTCGTACATGATCAGCCCGGTCGGCAGGGCAGCGCACTCCTGGATGCCGGCCATCTTCGCCCCGGTGTTCCGGTCGTACATCTCCAACTGGAAGTCGGGGTTGGCATGCTCCGACTGCTGGCTCTGCCAGCGGAACACGTAGACGTTCTCAACGGGCGGCGGGCCGCAGTAGGGGGCGCCAATGACCACCGGGCCGTCGGCATAGTGGTCGACCAGGAAGTCGAAGGAGGACTGGAAGAACGGCTTGGCGCCAGGCTCGCCGGCATAGAGGTCCGGCTTCATGTCGGAGTCCACCATGACGAGAACGTCGCACCCATACTCCCGGGCCATGAGGACCGAGCGGTTGCGGGTCATGGTGATCGGCGTGTCAGACAGGTTCCAAATCTTGACGTTCGCGATTCGCGAATCTTGGCTGATCTCTTTGATCAGCGGAGTCATCCACTCCCGGATGTCGGGCACCTCGGAGGAGATGCCCCCGTTACCGCCATACGAAAAGGTGCAGAAACCGACGTTGAACTTCTGTTCCATTTCCACCTCGGGGGAGAGTGGTCAAGTGTACACTATCACAGGACGTAGCGCTAGAACGCCCACCTGCCCGCGCCGTACCTATCATTGAGACTGTCGATGTACTTCTGGCGGTCAAAGCCGTACGGAGTGCCCGCAGGCTGCGGCGGGATCGGCTGCGCAGCTCCAGGGGGAGCGTACAGCGGGGCTAGGGCCTCTTCGGCGGTGCCGGGCACAGCCTCGGGCGGGGCCATGCGCTGCGGAGGAGGCGGCGGCTGATACGCACTCGGCGGTGCGTAGCTGCCCAGGTAGTCGGCAAGCGGCTGCTGCTGGGGCGCCTGCTGGGCAAAGGGATTCGACCATCCGCCCTGCACCATGTCCTTGGCGCGCGCCAGGAGAGCGTCCAGGTTGAACTGCGGAGCGCCCTGCGCCTGACCAGAGTAGTAGGGCATCATCGCCGTGTTGGCCTGGTGGATGAAGGCATCGCGCAGGCCGTAGTTCGGCTGATCGCTCGTTGAGCCGTCGAAGTTCCGGTAGCGCGCCGTGAACGGCTGTGGGCGATCCTGGTACGCCTTGTACGCCCAGTTGCCATCGTTGTCGCTCTTCATGGAGCGGACGGGGCCGTTGTTGCGCTGCGTGGTCGCGTATCCCGGCTGCGAGTACGAGGTGTCTGGAGTGGTCGTCCAACCAGTGGGCCTGTAGGCGTCCATCTTTGGAGCCGCCGGCTGGCTGGGCTGCTGTGTGTTCTTCGGATTGAACGGATTCCGCTCCCATCCCATCATCGGTCACCCCCTTGAGCTTCCACCTGCCCGGTGCCCATGGTGTTGTCTTGGAGCATGCGGAGGCGCAGCACATCTGCCACGGACGGCTCTCGCGTCTCCGCAATCAGCCGTCGAAGGAACTCAAGGTTCTGGATCGCAACGTCGTCCATGTGTCACCTCAAGAGAAAAGGGGGCGGGCCATAAAGACCCGCCCCCTCCCCCGATAGCCCTTGCGGGCATTCACTAGGCGCGAGTCTTCACAATCGCCAAGACCGCCGATCCCGTCGTCGCACCGGCGCTGACCGCACGCCCGATGTAGCCAACCGGCAGGGTGTGATCCACCGTCGCCGTGCTGGCACCCGAGAGCGTCAGCGGGGTCACGCGACCAGCCGTGGTCGAAGTGGACGCCGCAGCCGTGATGACACCGAGCCGATCCCCCGCCGCCACATCCGTGCCGCTAAGGGCAACGGACACCTCGGTCGGGCCATCAACCGTCACCCAAAACACATCATTCACCGCCACGCCAGAGGCGGGGAGGTACTCGTCAACCACACCAACCACCTCGGCGTTCGCGGTGTTGGCGTAGCCGTCCACCAGGGTGAACGAGCCAGCCGCCAGACGCACAACACGCTTCGGGGCCAGGGCCACCGTGGAGGTGTTGCGAACCGCAATGCACACCTTGCGGCGGTTCGACCGGACCTTGCCCGTGACGGGGTTCACATCAGCGAACTCCTTCACGGCGCCGACCCAGTTGTCGCCGTAGGTGCCAGAGATACCGACCAGACTGTCGTTCGTAGTGGTGACGCCGAGCGTCTGACCAAGCCCGAACGGCGGATCACACAGAAGTCCCATGTTTAGTTACGTCCTTTCTCAGGCGAGAGTGGTGAGCTTGAAGAAGTTGCGCGGCGACTTGAACTTCAGGTTGCCGAGCGTCGAAACGACATAGCGATACTGCTGCGTGATTTCGTCATAGAACGGACCCTCGCTCTGGAGGAGCTGGCCTTCCATGCACAGCAGTTCCATGTTGCCAATCGCCAGGCCGTAGCCGGTGTTGGCAGGCACAGAATTTTCACTGCTGATTTCGACGCCGTCCAACTCAAACACATCGGTGAAGCCGTAGCTTCGCAGGCCGTTGGTACGACTCACAATCACGCGCTCCTTGGAGTCCAGCGTGTTGAGGAAGTCGATGAACAGCCGCCGATCCAGGAGGACCATGTCGATCTGGTCTTCCTTGGAGTCGTTGCGACGGGTCTGGTGGATCGCCTCGCGAACCGCCTTGACGCAGTTGTCCTTCCAGGTCGCCGTGGCACCACCGAAGTAGGTGCTGGTGTAATTGACCTG